GCTTGTGTTACTACGATTAACCTGTAATTGTTTGTCCAATTGTTCTGGCTACTGTTGTACCAATACCAGCACCAAGTGGTGTTTGTATTGCATTGTCAAAACTAATTTGCATCTGGATCTGTACTGGCTCATCACTACCGTATGCCACATCGCCATAGTTGACTTGTGTTAAAAAGCATCCGTATAGTTCCCAAGTTTCTAAGGTTTGAACTTGTTCGCCGTTACCACCATCTAGTATTTCACATCTGGTAATAAACTTGTAGTCAATACCTGATGCCGCACTAGACTGTTCCATAAAATCAAATTGCTTTTGCATTTGTTCGCCGACCAATTTAGCTACGTTACCCTGGACATCATCACGCAAGTTGACAGTTGTAGGTTCCCATGTTGGTCGTCCACCTAAGTAAATTTTTGAGTTGTAAATTGGAATTTCCATACGTGTTTGACTTACGCTTGGTCTTGCGAAATCTACAACTTGTTTTGTTAATTCACTACGTGGAGTCGACACACCAAAGTTTTCAAAGCTCACCCTAAAGCGATACTTTAACTTAGGCATTAATAAGCCTTGTGTACTTGCTGACTGGTCACTAGCTAATGGGACTGTAAATCTGTTTAAACTTGCTACTGACATTTGTTTATCTCCTTGTTAGTAGTATTTACCTATACTACTTGCATTTTTGAGAGCCACCATGGCTCTCAAAATATGCGTACTTTATTATGCTCCTGCAATCTCACCTGTGTTCTTAATTCTAATAGGAACAAAGATGAATTCAGCTGCCTTAATTGGCTCAATAGCAACGTCTACGTATAGTTCGTTTCTATCAATCCTAACTGGCGTGTTGTTTGTTTCATCACATACAACAACATAGTCATTTAAGGCTCTCTTTGCAACCAAGTCGTTACATAACTGCTCAACTAACTGCTTGATTTCGTCTCTTGTTAACTTGTCGTTAGGCTCAAATACGAATGGTTTAGCCAATGTATCTAAGTTCTTTCTCATGTAAACAATTAAACGAGCAACGTTAATTCTGTCAAGTGAACTTGGTGCGTTTGGATCACGTGTTTTCTGACCATATACTAATATACCAACACCTGGTAAGAATGTAATTGGATTAATCTTGTTTTCATAAAGTGTATCTCTTACACCTTCTGTAAGACCTGCCAATATAAATTCACCAGTAGCGGCATCTACGTAACCTAGTTGTGTTGCATTGTCAACTAAACCTCGTTTTGTACCTGCTGGTGCAAACCAAGGGAAGCTCACATCGTCACTTCTAATCATTGTACGTAAAGCCATGTGACTTGGTGGAACAACAATAGTGCTACCAGTTAAGTCTGTGCTTTGTGCTGATGGGTAGTATACGCCAATGTATGGATCATTTACTGTTGCGCCTTGTCCTGCCCATGTACCAGTATTATTGTTGTAGTTACTGATCTCTGTAGCACTTGGAGCTAATCTCATTGGTGTGTCTGCAACAACGAATGCAGTATTACGTCTATCGTTGTTTAGACTTACCATGTTTGCTGTAAGCTCTTCGTAACCAGGGCATGCAATAATGTTGTACACTTGTTGCTCTTCTCTGATCTCTGTATTGCTATCTAATGCTGACTTCATAGCGGCAACAACTGTTTGTCTAACAGCTTTTCTACCCATGTAAGGTGAACCGTCTGACTTATTACCTGCCTTGTTTACCCACGCATCTTTAATAGTTGGTAAGCTACCTGAGAAGTCATCTGCGTTAAAGTAATCATTCTTGAATTCCTTAACTAAGTAACCACTTCTACGTGTATTAAACAACAATGTACCACGTGGATATAAGTTTTCGTCAGGTGCATCTAAGTCTGTGTAGTTAGACACTAACAAATCTGTAATTAAAGGCAAATCGCCAGTAATTGGATTTGTTGTACCATCTGTATCCCAACGTGCATCTGCAAACACGATACCGTTTTCTGACGTTTGATCACTGTTATCAATCAATGTCCAATCTGCATCTGTAGCATCGTATCTGTAGAGCTTTGGATAGTTCTCTAAATCACTTGAGTCTAACCATAAGTCACCACTTACTAAGGCTGTGCCATCACTCTGAGTTAACGGTTCGCTCGCTGAGACTAAACATCCTTCTGGATCTGTATCTGTTAAGTCGTAACCTCTAGCATCTGTTGAAATTGTTTGATAACCCTTCC